GACTTACCAGAAGAGATAGTAGGATATACAGAACTAAAAAATTGTTCTGCAATATGAGTTGGAACGAACGCAAATTCGTCCAAGAAAATAATATTAAATGACATACCTCGAACAGCAGAACTAGAGGTTGATGCTGCAAGAATCTTAGATCCGTTCTCTAGTTCTACATTACCCTTATTCCATGCAAGAATGCCATGTTGCATCCATCGTGGTAAATTTTCATATGCTAATTGCAAACGAGATAATAGTTCTCTTGAAGTTGATGCTTTGTTAGCAAGAATACCAATATTTACATTGTCATTAAATATGATATAATGAAGCAAGTAAGAAACAACAGTAGTAGACTTACCGGTCTGCCTGGGTAATTTTGCAATGTTAAATCTATTTTTATGAAAACAACGTACCATTTCCTCTTGGAAATCGTACATACTAAATGGCACCAGACCTTCGTCTAGTGAAACAATTTTAATGTAGTTTCTAGCAAAATATACTGGATCTCCTTTACATTTAATAAACTCCTGAACCTGGTCAGGAGTAAACTCTATTGGAGTGTTTGCCTTTTTTAAATTGGGATTACCAAGATATACGCTATCAGTCACAAATCATACTACAACTATTATTATTTAGAGATCACTAAATTTATCTCTCAAGTCTTCCATAGATTTTTTCTTTTCTGAATATACACCATCAATAAAACCAGCACGGTATTCCCATGTTTGACCACCTTCTTTACCCTTCATTGGATTGATACATTGGTCATCACCAAGCTTGTTGCAAACTAAACCAGCAAGATCCATCTCACTTGTAGTGTTAATATTTCCAGTTCCTCTCCAAACGTGCTGACCATTAATCCAGGTAGCACCACATTTTTCACATTCCGTCCTTTGTAGTTTAAGGTCGGATACTTGTTTATCGTTTTCCATTAAAGTTCCTATGGTAAATGGTATAATGTATTATACCAAACTATTTAACATAGTCAATATTTTTTAATATCTAAGTTAGATTATGCAGACACAACGTTATTGTCTTTATCTCGCCTTTGATATGCTGAGGGGGTTCTAGTAGTGTTGTCAGAATTTCTTGCTTGGTATGTACCAGGTGTTCTAGTAGTGTTGTCAGATTTTCTTGATTGATAATTGCCGTTAAAATCTTTCCACTGTCTTTGAGTCCAACCTTCATTACCATTAAAATGTGTGACAGTTGTTGATGTTGGTTGTGGATCGTCAGCAGTATTATCTTTGTCGTTTCTTACATAGTTTGTGTTAGCCATATCAGCAATTCCAAGCTCTTAGTGATTTGTTGATTCTGCTATCTGGATCAGATGCAGTCTTCTTTGAAGTTAGTTTTTTCTTCATACCTTTCATTCTAGCACAAAAGGATGACCTACGGGAATTTCCAACCTTCTTGCTTGGTGCTTTAAGGTCAGATCCTGGATTTTCCTTTTCATATGATTTTCTTCCTTTTTCATTGAGACCGCCGGACTTGTTTTTCCCTGACTTTTTTGTCCATGCTGCCCCTTCTGCGTATTGGGCATTTTCTTGTTTAGCAGTCCTCGCCGCTTTCTGGAAAGCATCCTTAGCGGGGTAGTCCTTACTACCTGACTTCGCTGGTGCTTCTCCTCTCTTTCGCTTAGCGTGAATGTTCGCATACAAACCACGCTTAGCTTCAGCTAATTCTTTAAACTCTCTAAAATATTTCATCATCAATGGCGAGGGTTTACCATATTATTTATCATTTCCCATCTGTTTTAACATTTTTTGTAGTTCTGAAGTACTACCAACAAACATCGCATTATTTGTAACTGTTGTTGGACCTTTCTTGTCTTCATCAAGGTCTTTCATTTTTTTCTGTAGATCTACCAGTTTATCTGATATATCAGCAACGTTTTTAATGAGGTTGCCTGCAACCTCATACGCTCTAGGATGGTCCGAATTCTGTGCTACGTCTAAAATACCATTAATAGCTTCTTGACCCTTCTCTATCAGGTTATAGAGTTGTCCTCTAGTATACTCATAATCATTGGTAACATCTTTATCAGTTTTTATTTTTTTAATATCAACAACTGTTTCCTCTGCTTTTTCTATTGCAGATTCTACGTTAAATGTTTTATCTAAATTTCCAAATGTATCAGCCATATCAATAATCAGTCCAGGTTTCATTAAATCCGAAGTTGTCGTCTGGTTCAACAAACGCATCATCTAATGTATTTACCACAGAGAATGTTTGTGTACCAGTACCAATGGAAGTTATATCTAAAGCATAACCACGGGTAGAATTATATTTTGTTCCAGAAACTCTAAAGTTATCGTTGTCAATTTTAATAATATAATATTCATTTCCATCAACTAATCCACCCGGTGCGGATCCGCTAGTTCCAACTCTCAATGTAACGAAATCATTAGTTACATATCCATGATTTACTAATGTAAATGTATTACTATTAATATTGATAGCACTAACTGCAGTGCCGTCATTATTATAATCTCCAGTTGCTTTAGGTGTAGCACTATATCTTACGTATCTAGCACCAGCATCTATTGCAGTACCAATATCAACATTAACAGTTCTGATAACATCAGCTGTAGCAACAGGACCGTATAGATAAGTTTTAGCAGTAAATGTCAACGTGTGAATTAATGATCTTCTTGTTCTAAAATCACCTTCATAATCATCTTGCATACCCACACTATTTAAAATAATCGGTACGTCTTTGGTTTCTTTTGTTAACTCTACCAGTTTAATACTTATATTAAACATGGGTTGAAAATATGGCAAAATTTGTTCTAAAATTTGAACAGAATCATTATTGTTTTTACTAATAATATTTAATTCAAAATCTAAATTATATGGAACTGGTGAATACTGTTTATATACTGCATCTGTAGTACTAGTTTTAGGAGAAGTGCAAATTTGTATTGGACTTAACTTTCTAGATGGATCATATGTAATACCTTTCATCTCAAATGCAATTCTAGGTAGCGTAATTTGAGTTTCTGAACGACCATCTAGTTGTGGTTCAGCCTCAATTCGAGCTAAAAACTTTTCTCTCGGACCATATGAGAGTGGAATCTTCTGAGACTGGATAACATTACCAGCGTTATCAGTTCTCCTCAGTTCAATATTATTGAATAGAGTTCCAAATCCAACAATTGTTTTACGTATAATTTCGTGATAAAAATGTGTTCCTAACATTAAAAGACTCCTTGATTACCATATTCTCCGAAAGGATTACCTTCCGTCCAATCTATAATATTGTCACCCTCAGATTCAAAGAAACTATTCTCTGCTTCAGGATCATTTTCATTCTCAATAGAACTAAACGTATTTATCGTCCATTCAGCTCCACTAGTTAAACCTAGTAAACTATCATTATCAGTAAATTTACCGACAATATCAGTTACTTCTAATTCTTTATTTGTAGTATCAAATCTAACTACCTTAGCAGTTGCCTCATTTGGTGATGCTTGTATTGTTACAGTTGGATCTGAAGTATATCCAGTACCTGTATCTGTTAGGATAATACCAGAAACTTGTCCAGTAGAATTTAAAGTTGCTGTTGCAGTAGCTCCAGATCCACCGCCACCGCTAATAGTTACAGTGGGAACATAGGTATATTTGTTACCATTCTTAATTAAAGTTACTGATGAAACTACATCTAATGTTATAGATGCTACAGCTGTAGCAGTACTCACTTGAGATCTAACAGTCTCGCCAGTTTGGAAATTACCTTTAGCAGGAATTAAAGCAGTAACTCCAGCACCATTTCCGCTTCCACTTATACTAACTGGGGGTGCTAATGTATATCCCAAACCTGGTTCTGTGATATTTACAGAAGTTACTACACCACTTGTAATACTTACTGTAGCAGTTGCCCCAGTACCAGTTCCACCTATTGTTGCTGTAGTTCCAGATCCATATCCACTACCACCGGATGTAACAATAAAATCTTTGATGCCATCTGTAATTTTGAACGTTGTTGTGTACCCAGTAATTCTTGCAAGATTATCAATCTCTGCAACACCAGTCTCCAATCTCTCATTAGAGAATTCCATCAACTCAGCAACTAGTCCATAGGTTTGAATTCCATCTAATTGTCTAAATGGTTTTTCATGTTCAACAAATTTAATTTGGAACAATTGGTCCGTCAATGGTAGATAAATTGCATCACCTTCATTAGGTCTAAAGGTTGATACTAGATTATTTGAAGATGAAATTAAATCTTCCCACCTTCGTTTAGCAATTATAAAAGTTGCTTCATCAGCAATCCTTACACCAAATTTTGATAATAGAGATCCATCTCCTTCAAATCCTTCATAGTTAGAGATATACATCTCGATCATATAATTTTCATCAAACTTAGAAAGAACGTCTTCTGTAAAGAGATCATCCTTACTTACAATTTCTCTTGGTAAATAATAAACGTCATGACCA